TTGGTCCAGTTTTACCTTCTCCAGTAGGTCCAGTTTTACCTTCACCAGTTGGGCCAGTAGAACCTTCTCCAGTTGGTCCAGTTTTACCTTCACCAGTTGGTCCAGTAGAACCTTCTCCAGTTGGGCCAGTAGAACCTTCACCAGTTGGTCCAGTTTTACCTTCACCAGTTGGTCCAGTTTTACCTTCACCAGTTGGTCCAGTAGAACCTTCTCCAGTTGGTCCAGTAGAACCTTCTCCAGTTGGTCCAGTAGAACCTTCTCCAGTTGGTCCAGTAGAACCAGTATGTCCAGGTTTACCTTCTCCAGTTGGTCCAGTAGCTCCAGTAAAACCTGTAGAACCAGTGGAACCAGTATCTCCCGGTTTACCTTCTCCAGTTGGTCCAGTAGACCCAGTAGGTCCTGTTTTTCCGGTTGGTCCAGTAGAACCCATCTTACCTTCTCCAGTTGGTCCAGTAGCTCCAGTAAAACCAGTAGAACCAGTGGAACCAGTATCTCCAGGTTTACCTTGTCCAGTTGGTCCAGTCGCTCCAGTAGGTCCTATTTTACCTTCTCCAGTTGGTCCAGTATACCCCATTTTACCTTCTCCAGTTGGTCCAGTATACCCAGTAGGCCCTGTTTCACCTTCTCCAGTTGGTCCAGTAGAACCCATTTTACCTTCTCCGGTTGGTCCGATTGGTCCTATTTTACCCTCTCCTGTTGGTCCAGTTCCGCCACTTGTAATATTCGTATAATTATTACAAACAAATCCTTTTGTCCTTGAATTAGCAGATATTCCATATCCACATGTTTCATATATATTTGATGTGCATGTATTTGTTTTTTGCTGATACATTATTTATTGATATAAATATAGAATATATTTATATTAATAATAAACAAACATAATCCTTTTTCTAAATAAATAATATCAGTTGTTAAAAGTAAAATCAAAGTATAAATTTCATATCAAACATTTAGGATAGACGTATTACAAAAAAACACATGCAAAACGAAGTATTAACATATGTTTTACTGCCAACACGTGTACTATTTTTTACTGTTTTCGATATTTATTTAGGTTTGTAATATTGAATTTTCGGTATTATAGTTATCATTGATTTTGCAGTGACATGTGAATAAGGTATGTAATATATATCTAAATTATAAAAATACAAATACAATTTATATATTATAATATATTTTTATAATATAAATGGTCTTTTTATGTTGCTCTTCGAAAAATGTCCTAAAATCAGTTATACCACATTTTGATCTTTCATATATATCAGTCGCCGTTGAAAATACAATTGAAACAAATATTATACCAGTTATTGTTGAACCATCCATTATTGACAAACTGCCAGAACCAGTGGTTGAAAAAGTGACAGAACCAGTGGTTGAAAAACTGCCAGAACCAGTGGTTGAAAAACTGCCAGAACCAGTGGTTGAAAAACTGCCAGAACCAGTGGTTGAAAAACTGCCAGAACCAGTGGTTGAAAAACTGCCAGAACCAGTGGTTGAAAAAGTGGCAGAACCAGTGGTTGAAAAAGTGCTAGAACCAGTGGTTGAAAAAGTGGCAGAACCAGTGGTTGAAAAAGTGGCAGAACCAGTGGTTGAAAAAGTGGCAGAACCAGTGGCAGAACCAGTTATCGAACCAGTTATCGAACCAGTTGTCGAACCAGTTGTCGAACCAGTTATCGAACCAGTTGTCGAACCAGTTGTCGAAAAAGTTGCAGAACCAGTTGTCGAACCAGTTGTCGAACCAGTTGTCGAACCAGTTGTCGAACCAGTTATTGCAGAACCAGTGGTTGAAAAAGTGGTTGAAAAAGTGGCAGAACCAGTGGTTGAAAAAGTGGCAGAACCAGTGGCAGAACCAGTGGTTGAAAAAGTTGCAGAACCAGTGGTTGAAAAAGTTGCAGAACCAGTGGTTGAAAAAGTTGCAGAACCAGTGGTAGTGGTTGAAAAAGTGGCAGAACCAATTGACAATGTTGTCAAAACAGTGGTTGAAATCATTAAATCCATTGAAAAGGTTATCGAATCACTTGCCGAACCAGTTATAGAAAAAGTTATCGAACCTGTTGTCGAACCTTTTGTCGAACCTGTTGTCAAACCTGTTGTCGAACCACTTGTCGAACCAGTTATAGAAAAAGTTATCGAACCAGTTGTTGAACCAATTATAGAAAAACTTATCGAACCAGTTATCCAACCAATTAATGTATTACAGACAAATAATGTATGCCCGACCAATAATTTATTACCGATTATTCCCATCATACCACCAATTAGTGTATTATCGCCAGATATACAATCAGATAAGCCTATTACAAATACAAATATAGATTTAATACCTTATGTTGGACCACCAATAAAAAAAAAGAGGAGGACAAAATCGCCTTCAACAAAAAAAGGGCGTTTTATACCTCCAATGTTGTAATTGTATTTTTTGTTGTAATATATATATTTTATTATATATATATTAATGAATATTTTTCAATATTTATGCAAGAAATTTTTTGCAGAACAAAAAATCAAAATAATACTACTTTGTATTTTATCGTTAATAATTTCATTCTTTTATACAAATCTTTCTTCTATTGTAAATGCGAATATCATTCAAGGAATACAACAAAATGATTATGCGAAAACATTATCAAATTTCAGATATTTTATAGGAGTGTCTGCTATATTTTTAATTATATATTATATTTATAGAACACTTCAAAATAATATCCTGACAATACTCGTTCATTGGACAAAATCCGAAATTTATAATTTTATTTTACTAGCAAACAATGAAAACATGCGAAATGTCAATTTTGTAGAATTTATTACACCGATTACACGTATATCCAATTCATGTAATTTATTATTAAACGATATTTTAACTAGTATTGTTCCAACAATTGCCTTTTTAATAGTTATATTTATATACTTTATTTATAAAGATGTATCATTAGGAATCGGTTTTTTATCTGGAAATATATTAATTCTTTTATATTTCTTGTATTTCTGGAAAGATATGTTTGAATATAAAAAAAAGCAAGAAATGATTACAGTAGATAATGAAAGATATATTATTGATTCATTAAATAATATTGACAAAATTATTTATAGAGGACAAGTCAATAATGAAATCGATATATTTAATGATAAAACGAACAAATGTATCGATTATACAACAAATATGATGAAATATATCACAAATCATTGCTTCATAATGAATCTTATTATATATATTATTATTATTCTTTCATTATTTCATATAATACGTTTATATTTCAAAAAGAAATTTGAAGCAGTTACATTTATTACCTTTTTGTCTATTTTAATGATGTATCGTGATGATATTACCTCTGCTATACAAAGAATGCCCACATATATTGAAACATTTGGTAGAATTGAATTAATTGTTCGTGAATTTGAAGATATGATTGGCGAAAAACAAAAGGATTCTTTATTAAAATCAATTATGAATAAAGAAGAAAAGTATAAAAAAATAGAACTCGAATTTAATACAATCACATTTTCGAATGTGACGTTTAAATACGATAAACAAGACCAAACAATTTTTAAAAATGTAAGTAAAGAAATTTATTTAGATGATAAAATAATTGGCATTACTGGATTATCTGGAAATGGTAAATCAACATTTGTTAAATTATTAATGAGACTTCATGATTGTACCGATGGTACAATTTATATTGATAATAAAGACATCAAAACAATTGATCCTTTTTATATCAGACAAAATATGACATATGTGAATCAAAATTCCAGATTATTTGATAGAAAAATAATTGATAATATTTTGTATGGATGTAAAGATATTTCGGTTTGTAATGAAAATTTGCGTGAAATTTTGTCTTATTCGAAAATTAAAGAATTGTATCGAAATATCGACATTTCTACATCTCATGTGGGTGCATTAGGAGAAAATTTATCGGGTGGTCAAAGACAAATTGTGAATATTATTAGTGGTTTAATTAATCCTACGAAAATACTTATATTAGATGAACCTACAAATGCTCTCGACACCGAATTAAAACGAGAATTATTATTAATATTAAAAAATTTTAGAAAATATAAAAAATGCATTATTATTATTACACATGACAGAGACGTATATCCATTATTTGATGAAACTGTAGAACTATAAGCAAATTTCGCAAATATCACGAGAAAATTAATTTTTGAAATCTTTCAATTATACAATATTTGTTTTTTTATTTTATTATAAATATTATATTTTATTATAATCGTTGTATAAGAATGTAAAATAAATTATTGTATATATTCATATAAATAATACTATAATGTGGACTTGGAAAATCTTTATTATATATATAATATTCATATATTCAAATAGTTATAATATTCCAAATACGTGCAAATATTTACATTCAATAAAAAATGGTATGGTACTAAAAGATAATTGCATTGCTTCTAAATATACTACTGGTGGATATCAAAACGGGACAATCCAATATAATTATCAAGGATATTTTCGTGCTTATTTTGATTCAACAAATGGAAATCTTATGGTATTAACATTAAATGAATTACAAAATTATGTAAAAATATATGTTAATAAAATGCCTCCAATAAATGTTCCAGGTTCTGCATTTGCAAAATATCCGTTTTTTAATTCGACCAAAAAATATAATTTGCCAAAATTTACAAATTCGCTACTTCGTATATCAATAAAAGGTATAGAAATCATATCTGCTGCAACTAATAAAACCTTATGGAAAGGAAATAATAGTTCGTGTTTGATTCCACGATTGATTATGCAATATGATAGAAATTTAATTCTTTGTTGTAATATTGATAAATACGGAAATCCAATAAATCCACAGTGGACTAGTAATACAGCATGTCATATTAAGCCTTCTTATTGGTGTAGTAATAAAGGACGTAGATAGTATCGGGTTTTGGGTTCTCAAATCTTAACAATTTTTTGTATATTTTTTGTTAGAATATATCTTTCATAATGTATGGTTCTTCTTCTTAAATTACAAGAAAGACATGCAATTTCTACATTATCATTATTATGACCCATTTTATTATCTATCCTTTCTAATGTCCATTGTTTAGGTTCTCTTACATTTTCATATAATAAGGAAACGCTTTCTTTACAATAAAAACATTTCATTTTACATTCTTCCATTTTATGAAGAACATGCGACAAATCAGCGAATTTTTCTAAATCATATTTACCTTTTTCAATATCTTGAGAACGATAACTTGACAATTTGTTTTTTATTTGTTGATATATAAATTTTGTTTTAGAAGAATCATTTGTATCGTTGTACATTTCAAATGCAGAACCATGAGTTACGACGTCATCATTTATATGAGGTTTTAATGTGGTGGTACAAACATGTAAAATATTATAATGGTTCTCGAAATTTAATTCTTCTTCGGTGAAATTCCATTTATCTGTTTTTGTGATTTTTCTTTTTTGTTTTTCCTTTTCTTTAATTGTTTTTGGTTTTTCGTTATATTGAATTATTACTTTTATATCTTCCATTTGTTTTATAAGTTATATAATATTATTATATAATATTATATATTCGATGACTAGTGTAAATAATAATGAAATTGAAAATGAAGTAAATAAATTAATAGAAAGAGCAATTACACTATCAAACTTAATTTTTGGTGAATCTTCTCTTTCTGCAAATATACCTTCATTTCTACCTCCACCACCTCTACTTCCAAATAATAATAAAGCAAAATCGCAAGAAATATCTTATATGTTGCCATTATTAGTCAATTCACAAGAAAAAAACGAAGAAATAAAAGCACCTGCACTAGTAACAACATCACAAACAGAAGTTAAACCACAAGAACCAGTACAAAATGTAAAAGCACCAGCAATAGCACCAGTACAAAATGTAAAAGCACCAGCAATAGAATTTCCGTTACCACCATTATTATTCAAAGTACATAAAGAAGAAACAAAAAAAGACGAAGAAATACAAAATATGTTACCTATAACAACACAAGCACCACCAGCAGAAGAGGTAACAAGACAAGAACCAGTAACAGCACCGGTAACATCAGCAGTACCAGTACCAGTAACAGAACCACCAGCACCAGTAGAAGAAACAGTAGTAGCAAGATCACCAACAGAAGTAGGTAAAACACCACAACAGGTAAAAGCACGAGAAGTAAAATCTACAGAAGAAAATGTAAAAATGCAAACAACTACAAATTGTTATGAAGAAACAATATTGGATAAAAACAGTCAACCCACCACAACCATGAGAACATGTTATCCAAAAAATATAGCCAATAAAGATATCATATCTACTGATAAAAATTGTAATACTGAAAAAATATTAGATAATAATAACAATGTTATTGCAACTATGAGAACGTGTTATAATAATAAAATAAACACACCTATAAACACACCTATAAACACACCTATAAACACACCTATAAACACACCTATAAACACACCTATAAACACACCTATAAACACATCTATAAACACACCTATAAACACACCTATAAACACACCTATAAACACACCTATAAACACACCTATAAACACACCTATAAACACACCTATAAACACACCTATAAACACACCTATAAACACACATATAAACACACCTATAAACACACCTATAAACACACATATAAAGACTGATAAAAAAAATGAGAACAGTAATATTATAGATATATTACCATTATTGATAAACAGTGAAAATAAAAATGATAAAACCCATCATGAAATACCTTCTAATAAAAATACCGATAAGAAAAATATCAATAAAAACCACCCTGAAATACCGATATTATTGTTATTCAATAAATATTGAAGTGAGTAAATTACAAATTTATTAAGTAAAACAATAATATTTTAGTAAATGAGTATAATAATTCCATATATAATTTATCCAATATTATTATATATGGAATTTGATTTAAAAAACAAAATAATAGATAATGTTGTAAATTATAATTATAATGAAACAATCTTTTACAAAAATCAATTCGAAAAAACAATTGAAAATGGCGGATATATACAAATCACATATCCGTCGAAATCAAATACGCCGAATATTGTATCTGACAATTTATTTGATGGAGAATATATTACAAAAAAAATGTATATTATTAAAAAAATACACAAAATAAAAGGAGTAGATTTTGATGGAGAACTTATTATAGAACATACATCTCTTACAAACAACGAAAAACCATTGTTCTCATGTTTTTTATTAAAAACAAAAAATATTGAAACAACCGAAATAGATTCATTAATAAATTCAGATCTAGATATTACAATCAATATGAATAATTATATAACATCGAAAGAAGCAATCTATTATAAAACAAATACAGCAAATGTATTAATATTTACAAATCCGATTTTAGTAATATCGAAATTTGATGATTTCAAATCTCCCAAAATTATAAATCCTATACCTACAAATGATTATACAACTGTAAAAATAAATAAATTTTTAGGAAATGTAGAAGGATTTAAAGAAGGACTAGTCGACGACCAAAATTATGTAGATGTAGCAACATATTGTCAACCAATTGATGAAGAAGATCCAACAATTGGTATTACAGCAGATGTAATTATACCATCTGATGGAAAGGTTTCTATAAATAAATCTACTACAAGTCAAATAACGACTGTATTAAATTTTTTTGCATTTTTTATTTTAGTAATATTTGTTGCCATAGTCGTTCCTGTAATGTATAAATATTTTATAATTGATTTAGTATTAGATAATGAAAATTTTACCCCCCAACAGTATTTAAATAGATTAAGTGCAATAGATATATATATATGTCTTCTTTTGTTTGGATTTTCATTTTCATTAATAAATCTTGGTATAGTTAATAATAAACCAATTGATACAATTATTGGATTTTATGTATTTATCTTTTTTATTTCTTCATTTATTGTTTTAAAGTATAAACGCACATTTGAAATTGATGCATTTATGCAATCATTATTTCCAAATAGTGATGTTGATAAAGTTCTACTTATGAATAATATCAAACCTGATATTATGGGGTTATTTATGGATAATATTTCTCAATTATTTATTAAAAAAGAAAATGGTCAATACAAAATTCAATTTAATTTTATTATTGTTATTGGTATATTTGTTGCATTTTATCTTATTTTAAAAACATATGGTATGGAACAAATGAATGGTTCATCAATACTAACATCAGTTCCATTTTATATGTTTTTATTATCGATTTATATTGCGGTTTATATAAAATATATTTATGATAACAATGAAAAAAATAAATCAATGATGATTTCAAGACCAATGGCGGAAAATGCATGATAAGAATTTATTTATATAAAGAAGTGCCAGATATACGTTCAATAACTGGTTTAAAATCAGATGAATATCCCATGTCTTTATTAAATGTTTGTGATGGTGCCATACTTCTAATAACATCTTCTTCTAGTGTAATATTATGTATAGGGTTCATTTGTACCATTTCAGATTGTCGTTTATTTTCTGAAGGAGTATGTTTCATCATATATGAATCGCCACTGCCACTTTGTATTAGAGAACTTCTTCTTAATAATTCATACCCAACGAAAATGAATATAACACCTAAAATAGGATTTGTATAGAAAAACAAGTAAAGAGTCGTTAATAAAACACCAAAAAGACCAATTGGGGTATTTATAATATTTGCCATGAATCGGGGTGTTCTAAATGGAAAAATAATGTAAATAACGAAAAAAACGAGTGTTGTTATTTCTAAAGGAGTAAATGATTTTGTAAAATCGCTAAGTTTCATTATTGATTATAATATAATATATTATATTATATTTTTTGTAAAATTGAAAGGATTCAAAATAAAATAATAAATGATAATATAATATATTCTATATGAAACCGTTTAAAAGATTTCCTAAAAAGTGTGTTCAAAATAAAAATGAACAAGAATTCATGACGCCAGTATATAAAGAAAATATAAGAAATAATGCTTATTTGGGAAAAAAAGGGTATACCATCCCAAAAGTATATTTACATAATAATGATTATGAATTTTTGAAAAAAGATTTATTTATGATTCCATTTACGATCGGTCCGTCATTTGGGAATACAGAAGCTTCTTCTTTTCCTATATATAGAGAAAATGTAGCTAAAATATATCTTCCCAGATTTTACGGTATAAAAAGATATGGATTACCAAATGAATCGGAATTATCCGACGGAGAAGATATTGATATTTCTTTTGTAAAAGAGTTACGTGATTACCAAATAAATGTTGTAAATATATATTTGAATTATGTAAAAAAACCGATTAGCACAAATTCTGATAAATATGGGAATGGTGGAATATTAGAACTTCCATGTGGATATGGTAAAACAGTATTATCATTGAAAATAATTGCAGAGTTAAAAAAGAAAACATTAATATTGGTCCATAAAGAGTTTTTGATGAACCAATGGATAGAACGAATAAACGAGTTTATTCCAAATGCACGTGTTGGTAAAATACAAGGACCTGTTTATGAAGTAGAGGGAAAAGACATTGTTATTGGTATGATACAAACATTACATAGCCGAGATTTTCCAGTAGAAGCCTTTTCGCCGTTTGGATTGACTATTATTGACGAAGTTCATCGTATAGGAAGCGAAGAATTTTCAAAAACGCTTTTGAAAACAGTAACGCCATATATGTTGGGGATTTCTGCAACAGTTGAAAGAAAAGATAAATTGACGAAAATATTGTATATGTTTATTGGCGAAAAAATATATTCAGTTGATAGAAGCGATGATGACCCTGTTCATGTTCGATGTATCGAGTTTAAAACAAATGATTCTGTATTTAATGAAACCGAATACGATTTTAGAGGTTCTCCCAAATATAGCACAATGATAAGCAAATTGTGTGAATATGGACCACGTTCGGATTTTATTGTCACTGTTATTAGTGATTTATTAAAAGAAAATGAGAACAAACAGATTATGATATTGGCTCATAATAGGGCATTGTTGACCTATTTATATGACGCCATTCATCATCGAATATCTCCTGATGAATCGACAGTAGGATATTATGTGGGTGGAATGAAAGAGAAAGATTTGAAAATATCCGAATCGAAAAAAATCGTATTGGCGACGTATGCGATGGCAGCGGAAGCTCTCGATATTAAAACATTATCGACTCTTGTTATGGCTACACCCAAAACCGACATTGAACAATCTGTGGGAAGAATATTGAGAACTCGTGGACAAAATCCGATAGTTGTAGATATATTTGATTCACATGAATATTTAAAAGGGCAATGGGCAAAACGTAAAGCATTTTATAAGAAATGTAATTATAAAATACTATCAATGGTTTCTACAAAATATAATGGATTTATGATAGATTGGACGAATGATAAAACATGGAAACTCGAATTTGACCCGAAAAAAAATACGGAAACCGCATTATTGGGAAAAAACAAGTGTTTGATACATATTTCTAATGAAGAATCAGGTTGATTTGGATTGTATTTATTTTGAAAAATTATTTTTGTTTTATTTGTTTTATTTTTTCTTTCAACAATTTCAATGATTGGTTTTTATGTTTTTGGTTTTCATTCATTTTTGATTTCAATAAACTCAATTTATCGTTTTTTTGAGATGCTTTGGGATGAAATGATTCATTCGATTCATTTGAATCATATTCAGATATGGTGTATAATAATGAGTTTGGACGAAACTTCTTGGTATATCTCATACATCTATTTATGAGACCTTTATTACGCAAACTTTTTATTGATAATCCATTTATATTTTTACGTGTTTTTCTTTTTGTTTCTTTTGTTTCTTTTCTTTCTTTTGTTTCTTTTGTTTCTTTTGTTTCTTTTGTTTCTTTTGTTTCTTTTGTTTCGTTTATTTTTTTGTTTCGTTTATTTTTTGTTTCGTTTATTTTTTTTGATGTTTCCATGCACAATATATTATATACTATATATTCTTTACGATTACCAAAATTTCCACCAACATTTCTTAGTATTCGACTTTTTTTTTCCTTTATATATGCGTTTATTTGTCTTTTTATTTGTCTTTTTATTTCCTCTTCTCGTGTTTTTTCCACCAGATTGATATGAAGCCGCATTTCCTGATAAACTATTTACATTTTCATGTGGAAGAACGTTGCTACTAACATTTAAATCGCTCATTTTATATATTTTATATTTATTTTATTTTTGAAATAGGGTTCTCGTTTATACCTTTGAAGATTTAAATCCTTGAAGAATTACTCTAAAATTTGACATTTTAAACCCTTGAAGAATTAAAATGGACATTTTAAATCTTCACTAGTATAAATCTTCACTAGTATAAAATGTCAAATTTTAGAGTAATTCTTAAAGGGTTTAAAGCATGGTAAAATGAACGACTTTTTGTTCTGGTTGAACAAGACGAATTGGTATCCATTTTTTGAATTTCATACTAAACTTACATTCCATAAAAACGTATTTCTTTAAATCGACATATTTATCATAATCGATGTTTTCAAAATCTTCTTCGTCGTCACTTTCTTCAATTGCATCTAAATTCTCATTTTCTTTTATTTTCCTAAATATATTATTCATATAAATACTCGTATTATAATTCGGAATATACGCAAAATTATAAAAAATGGAACTTTTATTACGTCCATAACAGAATAAATTATATACATCATATTGCAATTCAGCAGTTACTTTAAAAACCGCAAGTTGTTTATATTGGGGTTTTGAAAAATCATGACGAAATGGTGTATTTATTTCACATGGGTTTGATAATTGTATGGACGACATTCCAAACCCTTTTTTTACAGGATATACATTTAAATAAGGTGCAATATATGAAAGGCATCTATATTGTATATGATGCACTGGATAATTTTCAGAATGTTTGGATGGGATATCATAAATACATTCATATTCATTCTTATTATATATACCCCACATAACTGGTAAATGAAATGTAATGTGCATTTTTTTACACCGATGAACATTTGAATTGGAACGGTCATCAAAGATGACCGTGCTTTTCAATTGATTTATCGGTATTGAGACATCTAGTGGAACGCCTTCAGTCGTTCCATTTAAGATGTTCAAGTGTGTATATTTATCATTTATTAAAATGAACATCTTCTCTAAAAACCCTAATTTTTCTCCATAATGTAAATTTTGTATATTCATACCATTATAGAGAAAAATATCTTCTATTACAAATTGTTTTTCTATAAATGTTCCATATAATAATGTTCCTAAACTAATTTTATGTGTGATTGTTTTGTCTAATACAAAATATGATACTTTATTTATTTTTTTTTCTTTGTTTATTTCCATGATAAAACAAACATCGTCTTCTCCGTAAAATGTAAACCAAGCATAACATTTAATACCACAAGGTATCGCAATACATACATTATAATTATTTGAAACTTTCTTATGTGGAATGATCTCATAGGAAAGTTCTATTTTTGGCAATCGTTGTAATAAATTATGAGATTGGACTGATGTTAATTGAATCATTAATAATAAATTTGTTTTGTATTTAAATTGTTTTTTATATATTTTTTGAATCATTTTTATGAGAACTATCTTTTCAATTATTGTTGTTGAATTTCTTGTAAATATTGTTCTAAATCTTTTTTAAGGTCACCATAATCAGATATATATTCGACTAATTCAGTTGATTCGATTATTGGAAATTCTTTAGACTGTTCTTTCTTTTGAATATCATGTAAAATGTTTTTATATTTATATGTTTGAGAACCTACTAAATCCATTTTTTGTTTAACACTATAATTATTCTTTAAATAAATCCATATTTGATGTCCTATTATAATTATAACGAATGAAATGATTATATTTATAATAACCGAAATCAACATATAAATGTATATATATGAAGTTATATTTCTTAGGTTTTTTTATTTACGCATTTTTTTTGATTTTTCCAAGATTTGTTTTTTAGAAATTCTATAAAATTACATTTTGTATTTTTTGAAAGTTCTCATTTTTGTATTTTTTATACACCTTTTTACATTTCAAACGCCGATTTTTATATTGTCCTAAACCATATAATGGGTGTTTACACCTTTTTACATTTCAAACGCCGACTTTTATATAGTGTCCATTATATAAAACTCACTTATACATTTTCTTCACTTTTCGTGTTTTATTCTTTTGAACATACTTTTCTGGTCTTTTATAAGCACCCTTGAATATATTTTCATACTTTTCTTTTGGTATTTCACTAATTACCTTATGATGGATAAAAATGGTAATAAATTACAATATACAGCACCGCAAAGAAAAAGAGAAAGTAAAGCAAAAACAAACCAGCGAATTTTATTAGTTGAAAGAAAAAGAAATGGAATTATCCAAAAAGAAACCGAATTATCCTTTCAAAATAGTAAATCAGTTGATTATGAAAAATTCAAAGTTTATCTGGTAGAAAAGAATAAATTAAATAAAGAAACAAGTGAATTTTACAAACGAGATACATGGAGAAAAATGAAGTTTCGGCAATATAGTTATGGTAAAAAATCAATAGATATATTCTTGAATAAAATCAAAGAAACATTTGGAGAAAATATACTTATTGGATATGGAAATTGGAGTAGGTCAACACAAATGAAATATTTTATGCCTACTATGAATAAAGGATTAAGAAAATTAATTCACAAGAAATATGATACAATTACTATAAATGAATGTAATACAAGTAAGAAATGTTATGGTTGTCATAATAATTTGGAATATTATAAAGATAAAGAAAATAAACAGGTATTTCGTCTATTAGTTTGTTCTAACTGCGTGAGTTGCGAAAACAAAAAAATCGTATTTAGAACAAGGGACGCAAATTCATCAATAAACATAATGAAATTAACTGAAACTTGGATTGAAACCCAAGAACGACCATTATGCTTTCAAATTTCGTCTTTCACATCTTCAATTAAAAACAATGAAGATGAAAAAGTAAGACCATCGTAGGTGAAATTCCTACTATTGATTTTACACTTTTTCTTATTTTTTTGCGTCGTTAGGTCGGCGTTTGAAATGTAAAAAGGTGTAAAATGTGCAAAGGTGTAATAATAACGAATATATAACTGGTGAGTTTTATTCTAAAAATGTTAAAAAATTATAAACTATATAAAGATAAATATATAAAGATAAATATATAAAGATAAATATATAAAGATAAATATATAAAGATAAAGATAAATATATAAAGATAAAGATAAATATATAAAGATAAATATATGATGAATTTTTATGATTATAGCGATGAAACAAGCAATTGCAAAATTAAAAATGCTATATATCCAAATCAAATTACTAAATTAGATCCATATTGTGCTGTTAATTGTAAAAGACAACCAATTACTAAAAGAATATTAGAATATATAGGTAATATTGAAAATGGTTATTATATTGAAGCTGGTGCATATGATGGAATATTACAATCAAATACAAAATTTTTAGAAGAAGAATTTAATTGGACTGGTATTTTAATAGAACCAAGTCCAAAAGTATTTATAGAACTTGAAAAAAATAGACCTAATAATATTAATATTAATAAATGTTTAGTTTCTACTGATTATCCATTTAAAACAATAAGTGGTTCATTTGATAATGGTCCAATGTCTTCTGTTGGTAATATGAGAAATATAGAAAATTCAACATTAATTGATGTACCTTGTGAACCATTATGTAAAATATTAGATTATTTAGATATACATAAAATAGATTTTATGACTCTTGATACAGAAGGATATGAATTAGATGTTTTACATGGATTAAATCTTCATAAATATAAACCAACATATTTATTAGTTGAAATATATGAAAATAACAAAGAAGCTACTATAAATTATTTAATTAATCATAATTATATATTATTAGAAAATATTACAAATTATAATAAGTTAGATAATCCAGGATGGGATGGAACACATAATGATTATTTATTTAAATCTATGTAAAAAAATTTATTTATACCAGTGAAGATTTAAAATGTCCCATTTTAATTCTTCAAGGGTTTAAATTCTTTGAAAATATTCCAATATCGCATATAAAGAGCTTTATACCAATGAATATTTACACCCTTGAAGATTTAAAACCACACATTTTGGTATAAAATGAAAGGAAACTTCAAGGTTTGCCTATTACAAGGCGTGTAAATTTTGATTTTGGGAATTCTTCTAAAAACCCTGATGAGTTATTGCTTCTTGATAAATAATTTGGTCTTACTTTGTTATTTATCGCATTATAAGCAATTTTGTAAATATTTGTTGCTCCATTCACATCTCTATTCCAATAACCGCATCCGTTCTTACAACAAATCAGTCCATGGACGAGAATGTTTCCTGTTTTGTATGGTCTTGGATTTTCCATTACCATGTTCTTCGCACAAATACCTATTTCACATTTGGAACATCTACAACTGGTTCTAAATTCATCAACCAAATAAGTTTGAAAACATGCTTTTCTAAATAAAGTTCTAATACCCTTTCATTTGGTTGCTTCCTTATATTTCATTTGTTGTTTTTGTTCGTAATCACCAAAACAAACTACAACTTCTTTTTCATTACCAAAAATGCGTTTGAAATTATTTAACATTTTCTGTTCGCTTTTCTTTGTATTTCTATAACTTTGTAAGCGTAATTTCCTGAATATATATTTTTCGTAAAACTTGAATAAAATACTATTTATTTCACTCTTCTTTTGGATATATTCCTTAAATTTTGTTATGGTAAGTGATTTTCTGTTTAATTTTGATAATTCAGTTTCCCATTCTATAATCGTTTTACCATATATATATATATATATATATATATATATATATATATATGGATAAAACGCTTGTAATTATTTTAAGTGAAACAAGTGGGAGTGAATTAACTTTTGATAGTTTTACACCTTTGCACATTTAAAACGCTGACTTAACAACGAAAAAAATAAACAAAAATGCAAAAATTTGATTAGTAGTCATCTTGAAATGACTATGAAGTTTAAGAATTTATTTCTCTACAAAATATGTTTGGTCTTTTTCCTGTATCAAATACAGATTTTACTATATTTAACATATTTTGCACAGCATTCTTATCTCTGTTATGGAATATTTCGCTTTTATGCTTAACCGATTGACATCGTAATAGTCCATGACAGATTTCTGTTTTATTTTCTTTCTTTAATTTTGGTTTTTGACTTGGTCTTTCTAAAAAATGTTCTAATTCACCATTACAGCAATTACATAATTTTGATGTTCTAAATTCATTTACCAAAAATGTATTATAACCAGCATTTCTAAATATTCTTCTAAATTTCTTACAAATAACTGGTTCTTTACCTTTCATATGATAATCACCTTTATCATAATCACCCATTACAAATATAGTTTTATCAGGTTTTCCGTATTTATTGGAAAAATTCTTAACCATTTTCAATTCACTTTTTTGAGTATTTGTAAATCTATTTAATTTGAATTTTCTAAAAAATGTTTGTTCGTAATATGAATACAATTTATAATTTATGTTGTTCTTTTCAATACAATAATACATAAATTTCTCATAATCACATGTTTTACTATTTAATACAGATAATTCAGTTTCAATTTCCTTAATAGATTTATTTTCTATTTTTGTTTCCTTATTTATTTTATCAATAATTTTATTATATTTTTTCAATCTTGTTTCTAATCTTCTTTGATTTTGAGTATAACGAAAAGTTTGTAAATTTCCATTTTCATCTTTAGAACCACAATATATTAAATCACTATAATTAGGGTCTGCACAAACAACCTTCATATTTTTAAGTTCTTCTGTTAATTCTACCTTTTCAATATAATCTATATTTTCTTCTTCGCAACATTTTTTATTTTTCCATGTTTTTTGTAATGGTTTTCCATTAGCATCTACTCTTACAAATAATACACAACAAGAAACACCATCTGTTCTAATCATATGTGAAAATGTATATTTTTGTCCTTTCTTGAAAACTCTTTTATTTAGTTTGAAAAATTTATTCCATAAATTAACTTGGTTATTATCTTTTTTGTAATCTCTCAAATGTTTTGTTGTTGGTTCATCTCCTAAAAAGTTAGAAATTAATCCACAAGTATCAATACATATATTTTTACTAATAATATTTGTTCTTAAAGGTAATACATTAAATAATCTAATTTGTTTCTCTTCATTTTGTATTCTTAATTCATTTAACTTTTCTAATTCTATTGAAATATGAAACATAGAATGTAAAAACTCTTGTGTATTGCTTTTCAAATCGTAATAAATATTGTCATTATCAAATCTTGTTTTATTTGGATATAATTTTATTCTTTCTTCAATAATCCATTTATGATATTTTTCATCACTTGTTAAATTACCAAAATGCATTAAATCTTTTTTGACTTTACCAATTTCATCATATAGTTGTTTATGTAATTGTTTTCTTATAATTTTATCCTTGTTTTCAGTAGTTATTTTTGCGGACTTTTCTTTTACGTTGAAAACTATATTCACATACTTATTCAAATGGTCTATAAAGTGTTCTTGAATATTATTATTGATATTTGTAATCATATCAATCGCTTCATAAGGTAAAATATAACTTAATTTATCATAATAAATAGTTTCATTATTGGATATAGTATTTGAATAATGTTCTCTGTAAAACTCGGTTAATTCTTGTAGTTGTTCAGGCATATTATTTTCAGTATATCCACCAGACCCACATCTTCTAATAGTTAAAACTTTGAAAACATCACATATAAATTCTTTATCTATTACTGGAATTTTCAATTCATTTTCATAAAGAAAAATACAATAAAGTTTAATAAATTGGTATGAATGAATAACTATTTTATTTGTTCTATTTACTAAATCATTTATAATTGGTAAAATATTTGGGTCTTTCAAAACATTCTTAATATTATCCTTATTAGTTTTCATATAATCAAAATTTTCTTCATCTTTCTTCTTTTCCTTAACTTTGGGTTTTGACTTTTTCATTTCTATATATTATATAAAGATTATTTCTTTAAATAGTATTATGTTGAAATTTTTAATATAATTATTCTAAAAATTTGAAAATAAAACCACCTGTATTTTTTTGTTTTCCTCTACAACACTTACTAATACTTGAATATGAAATATTTAATATATTAGACGCTTCTTTTTGTGATTTAAATTCATTTATTTTATTCATATCAATATCGTATTGAATAATAGGTTTTGTATTAGAATTTAATCCATTATCATGTGCGTGTTGTGAATTTTCCTTATTAGAACACCATTCAAGATTACTAACACATGCATTTGTTTTATTTCCATCTATATGATTTACTTGTTCTTTATTTTCTGGATTTGGAATAAATACTTTTGCTACTAATCTATGTAATAAATACTGTTTTGGTGATATTGAAACCCATAAATACCCACTTTCATGATTTGACCCATTTGTAATTTTTCCTTTATGATTTTTAACTCTTCCATAATTAGATATTTTATATCCATTTACTCCATTAATTATTTCAGAAGGTATATCTTTCCATTCTTCATTATCATATTTATTATCATGTGTATTGTCATATTTCCATTTATATCCAAATGCTGTATTTCTTTGGTATTTTTTTTGACAAACCGCACATATTCTTGTTTTTATATTATTACCATTATTAAAATCAGTTATTGATGTTAATTTATTATCAAAAACCCATTGAGAAGCAAATCTTATTGTTTGGTATAATTCAAGTTTTTTATTAGTATCTTTATCAATTCTCCATACTGCTCTTGAAGAAACTAATTCTTGTATTTCTTTTTTACATTTTCTCTTATGATTATTTTGTTCAGTAGTAGTCATCCATTCTAAATTATTTATATTATTATCTGTTTTATTATGATTTTTATGATTTACTGTTTCTTTATTTTCAACATTTGGTATAAAATTTAATGCAACTAAACGATGAATTTTAACAGGTTTTCTAATACCATTATTATCAGTTAATGAAGTACATAAATAACCAGATTTTATACTCGGTTGTAATATTTTTTGAGTATCTTTGTTTTTTAAATTACCATAATTACTAATTTCATATTTAGAAAAATTATTTATTTCTTTCCAGATTTCATTATTCATTTCTATATAATTATTAAATAATATTTATATCACTTTTTTTATAATAAAATATTAATTAGGTTGTTCTTGTAGTTTTAACTTTTCTTTTCGTTTCAAATATGCGGTATGACGCCATTCTTTTAATTTTTCTGGATTAGTTTCTTTTACTTTTTCCATATAATTTTTTGCTCTTTGTTTTACTATTTCTGTATTATTATCATAATATTTTTTATGACGATGATTACTTGTATATGTTTTCAATCTGCTTTCTAATTCTTCATTTTTCTTTTTCAATTCATCTATCTCTTGTTTCATAGTGTTATATTCATCTATTGAAATATTCATTTTCTATATAAATATATAACATAATTTTAAATATTTTTATGTCATAATAATAAGTATGACATCAAAACATAAAAGTGAAGATTATAAAAAATCTGCGGTAGAATATTATTTAGTTGGTGAT